TGTGCTAGAAATAAAAATGATGATGGTGAGTTGTACCATGTTGGAATGGGTATGCAACGTCTAGCCGCATTAAAAGAAATGCAAGCTGATACTTGTAAAACTATAGTAGCTTGTAAAGAAGATCAACAGTTTATTCCTGTTGGAGAGTTTGTAAAAACTAAAGAACATTTAGAACAGATATTTGGTTGTCGATTACGAAAGTTTACGTTACAACCAAACTGTTTTGAAGCACAACCAAACGAAGATCTCAAGCAATGGGATCCTATATATTTAAAGAGGGGACATAATGAGTAATGATATTATTAAGTCAAAAGACTTAAATACTTGGATACAAGATCACCAATCTACTCATTTGAGTGAGGTATTTTCTGCAAAGAATTTACCTAATGTTAAAAGTTTTGGAAACAAAACATTTGCTGAAAACGCAGCATTAGCTGAAGCAGCTATGTTAAACTGCGTAGAAACAGAAAGAATTTGGAATAGATCACATTCTCAATGGACTTGGAGACATATTAACTTAAGCTACGCAGCACCAATGAAGAATCTAAGACAGATTAGTGCTGAAGTAAGTTCTAAGCGTCAAGCGCTAGAAGAGGCTAAGTGGAACTATCTTAAAACTCAAGCAAAAATTAAGATTAAAGAATCACAAGTAGAAAAAGAGAAAGATCCAAACAGAAAAACGCTTTTAGAGATTGAATTAGCAGAAATGAGATCTTCTAGCGCTGCTGGAATGAAATATGTAGAAGGAGCTATGAAAGATGTTATAACTCTTTCAGAACTCTACGACCAGTTAAAAGCGCCCTATGAAGGTTATACAGAAGAAGACTTCGAAAAAGAAGAAGCTAAGTCTCATTTAAAACGTAGTTTAGTTCAATGTTTAAGAGATATCCGTCAAAGCGGACGCATAACTAAAGGCGAACAAGAATATCTAGAACAAATTGGGGTTAATCCCGGAAAAATATTTCAAGACATGATGCGTTACTTAGCACAAGAAGAACAGTCTGATGACTACACTGTAACAGGTATGTATGAGTTTTTAGATGATATGTGTGATAAGTTAATTGATCAGCTACATGTTGATGACATTAGAATGAAACTTCAAGGTCTAGAAAACAGAATTCTTGATGATGCCTTATTTAAAGGAGATCAATAATGATTGTTGAATACATGTTAGAACAAGTTGGTAGAGGCGATGCAAAACGTGCTCCTACTTTTATTAGAGATGGTGGTTACCACTTTAATAGTTCCGACTATACATATGTAGGTTGGGTGCCTAACCTAGCTGAAAGAGAATTTTATATTCCTGACTCATTAACAGTACTAACTAGAGAAAGTATTGTAACTCGCGCTCTTGCAATGCACGCTGCTAATACTATGCAACAAGAAGATCCTGATAATGAAGGACAGTATATTGATATGACAGATGCTGAAGTTACTTCTATGATGCAACAATGGTGGGATGCTATAATCGCTCAGTATGTTCAAAAACCTGCTTCAGCCACAATCGAAGCTGATACTGATAATAACCATATTGAAGTTAAAGTTACTTTTGCAAGAAAAGGTGTAGTAATTAGTGGGACTCCTCAATTAACTGTAGATGTTGATGGGAGTTCAGTAGTTCTTAGTGCTTCAAGCACTAACTATAACTCAATTATCTTTAGTGCAAGCCATACTTTAAATGGAGGAGAAACAATCACAGTATCTGCTAGCTCTTCTATTGACTTGAATGGTGGAACAATTACAGATGGTACAGATAATGCATTAGTAGCATTATCGCTTTCAGAGGATGTAACTGCTACAGTGTAGTATGAGTGAACCATATTTTAAAGTACCAATTGAAAAACTGACTGCAAAGCTACCTGACAAGTTTGGATTTAAAGAATTCAATCCTAGTCAGGTAGCAATGCTTGAGGGGTTAGAAGATCATCGCTTTTGGGTACATATCTCAGCAAGAAGAACAGGTAAATCTAGTGCTGCATCGGTACTAGCTCTAGCAAAACTACTAGAGCCTGGACAACAAGTAATTGTTGTAGCTCCTGACTATAACTTATCATCTATTATTTGGGACTATACTACAGAACTCATACAAGCTTTCGGTATAGAAACTAAGCGACTAAATTTAAAAGATAGAGTTGTAAGACTTATCAATGATAGTACCTTTAGACTACTATCTGCAAATAATAGAACTAGTCTAGTTGGTCGAGCTGCTCACCTATTAATTGTTGACGAAGCAGCTATTATCCCAGATGACGAATACTTTACAAGAGATTTAAGACCCGCGCTATCTACTTATCAAGGAAGTAGAGCTCTTTTCATATCTACTCCACGAGGTAAGCAAAACTATCTCTATGATTACTATCAGCGTGGCGATGACGATAACTACCCGGAATGGGGTAGTGGTTTATATGCTTGGCACGTTAATCCTGCCCTAAAAGAAGCAGATATTGAAGAAGCAAAAAAGACTTTACCCCCAACAATCTTCCAGCAAGAGTACTATTGTGAGTGGACAAGCTTTGAAGGGCAGATTTATAAAGTTGATGATTCTGTGCATCTAATAGATGCTAAAGAGCATATTTTACCTCAAGACCAACGTTATACCTTTATAGCAGGATTAGATATTGGTTTTAGAGATGATACAGCTTTTGTAGTAGTGGCTACAGATGGTGAAAATTATATAGTAGTAGACGAATATGTTGCAACAGAGGGTACTACCTCTTCTCATGCAGAAGTGATTGGCGAAATGATTGAACATTGGGGGGTTGAGAATGTTTATATTGACTCAGCTGCTCAACAAACTAAAGCTGATTTAGCGTATGATTATGATATCTTTTGTGAAAACGCAATAAAATCTGTTAATGATGGTATCAGTTATCTTCAAGTACTAGTACAAAATGAAAACATATTTTTTGATATAGAAAATGCTGAAAGAACTTATTCTAGTGTAACAGCATATAGATGGAATACAAAAGGAGAAAAAGCAAAACCTTTACATGATTGGAGTTCACATTGTTGTGACGCTTTAAGGTACGCTATTTATTCTTACTCTAAAAATTCCTCAGTGAGTATTTATGCCTAAAAAAATTAAACCAATGAACTCAGTAAAACGTGGTATGTTTCCACTAAGAAAGAAACATACTACAAAGACTCTTAAAAAAGATGTAGCTAGTTTGAGAAAGCTAGGTTATCCAGTAAAACTAGCTACTCATACTCTCACAACTAATACAAAGTCACTCAGCAAAAAGAAAAAGAAAACACGAGGTTTGGTTACAACAGTTACAAAACGCAATAAAGCAAAAAGATAGAAAATAAAATTTTGACTGCTATGTAATTAAAGTTTATAATAATGTCAGAACTTAAAAGAATCCCAGTAAAATATGTAAGAGATTATATTAAAAAACATTACAGCTACGGTAAGAGTTGTTATATATGTAAATCTACTAGTAATTTAGAGCTTCACCACTTATATAGCATTTCTGAACTATGGAACAACTGGGTAGATAAAAGAAATCTAAATATAACAGAATATGAAGAGATAAAAGAACTACGAGTAGAATTTTACGAAGAACACTTAGATCTACTCTCTTCTGAAAACCTTTATACACTATGTAAAGCTCATCATGAGAAGTTACATTCTATATATGGTCAAAGATACTCAAATTGGCGATCAGAAAAAGTTAAAAATTGGATTGAAGCTCAAAAGAATAAGTTTGGAGAAACTAACTAATGGCAGGCCCTATATCTTGGATTAGAGAAAAACTAACTAGAGAAAAACTAAATCCAATTCAACCTTATCTACAAAGCCAAGAGCCCTTAATTCAACCTGATAGTAATGTAGATTTTAGAGCTGCTTATGATCAAGTTGAAATTATTCATCGCTGTATAGAGATGATTATAAACTCAGCAGTAGGTATACCATTTGCAGTTGAAACAGGTCCAGGTGGAGGACCAGTTAAAAAAGTTAATAAACTTTTAAACGAGAGACCTAACCCCTTTGAGGATAAAATAAGATTTTTACGTCGTGGACTTTTTGATTTTTTAATTGACGGAAATGCATTTTTCTATTATGATGGTAATGATATATATATTTTACCTGCGAACGATATAGAAATCGAAACTGACGCAAAACGATTTATAAAAGGTTATACATATCTACTAAGCGGTGCAGGATCTAGTTACGACTCAGGATTTGAACCATTTGCAGGATCATCTACAGGTAGAAACAGAAGCCCTTCTACTGGAGTTAAACAAGAGACTAAAATTTACTTTGATGCTTCAGAAGTTATTCACGTAAAAGATGACAATGAAGAAAGTATTTTTAGAGGTAAAAGTAGATTAAAAAGTTTAACAGATTTAATTAATCTATACTACGCTCTTTTAAAATTCCAAAGACAGTTCTTTAGGAATAATGCAATTCCAGGGGTTGTTTTAACTACTGATAATGTAATGAGTGCAAAAGTAAAAGAAAGATTACTACAATCTTGGAGATCTAGTTATACTACTATTTTTGAAGGTGCTAGAAACCCTGCAATTTTAGATGGTGGACTAAAAATTGACAAGTTTAGTGATATAAATTTTCAAAACTTAGATTTTGAAAACAGTGTTGAAAGATTACAACAAGATATGGCAAAAGCTTTAGGTGTACCATATGTCTTGTTAAAAAGCGGGAACAACGCGAATATAGCGACTAACCAGGTTTTATTTTATGAACATACAATAATTCCAATTGTACAACAATTTGCTAGTGCGTTCGAACACTTCTTTAACTCAGTTAAGGTTAGACCAGAATTAAGAAATATACCTGCTTTACAACCAGATTTAAAAACACAAGCACAATATTTTACTTCTTTAGTAAATGCTGGAATTATAACTGCGGATGAAGCTAGAGAAAAGCTATACTTCCCTAAGTTAGAAGAAGAAGCTACAGCTAATATTAGAATACCTCAAAATATAGCAGGAAGCGCAATAAGTCCAGAACTAGGCGGTAGACCTCCTGAAGAAGATAAAACGGAGTTAACAAATGAATGATAAAAAATTCTTTATAAATAGTGATGATATCGAAATTAAAAGTAAAGATAGCACCACTAAGAGTAAATTTAAGATTGCAGGATATGCAAATACTAAAGATAAAGACAGGGTTGGCGATATCGTACTTCCAGAAGCATGGGCAAAAGGAGTAGAGAACTATCGTAAAAATCCTGTATTACTTTATCAGCATGATCATGGTAAACCGATTGGTAGATCAGATGTGGTTAGAGTCGATAAAAAAGGAATCTTTGTCGAAGCTTCTGTCTCAGATGCGGCAGAAAAACTACACGGTGTACAAACATTAATTAACGATGGAGCACTAAAAAGCTTTAGTGTTGGTTTTAGAGTTAAAGATGCGGATTTTGATAGAAACTCAGATACTTTCGTAGTTAAAGATCTAGAGTTGTTAGAAATCAGTGTAGTGAGCGTACCTGCCAATCAAGAGTCTTTATTTAGTATCAGAAAAAGTTTTGAATCTGATGAAAGCTATGAAGAATTCAAAAAACAATTCATATCTGAAAAAACTAATGAGGAGAATGAAATGACAGAAGAAGCTCAAGTAGAAGAGATTACTGAAGAAGTAATCGAATCTTCAGAAGAGGTTAAAACTTCAGAAGAAGTAGTTGAGAGTATTGAAGAGAAATCTGAAGCAGTAGTAACTGATGCAGAATCTGAAGAACTAGATACTAAATCATCTGCTCCTGAAGTAGAAACTATTAAAGAAGAGGATGAAGAAGCTAGTTATGAAGATCCAACTAAACCTATCCCATTCTATAATATGTTAAGTGCTGAGACATCAAAACTTAATAACAACGACTTTGTTAAAATGAACGGGCAAAGATATGTAGTGACTAAAATTGCTACAGCCGAAAGCCCATCTTTTATATTTAAAGAGGTTGACATTAACGGTAATTCCAGCGATAATACAATTAAAGTTGATGCTGTTAATTTATCTGTGGTCAATACATGGGATCTTAATACTAAGTATGATGTTGTACTAGTAGATCATGTAGATGCTACAAATTATACAGATTCAGACAGAGAGTCTATTAAACAACAATTCGAAGAATATGTTAAAGCCTCTGAACTAGATCTTTATTCTATGAAGAATAATGAAAAGATTAAAACAAGTGTTGAGTTACAAACAACATTAAACAACTTGATCAATCTAAAAAGCATGGAAGCCGGCTCATGGAGTGACACACACTATGGAATGGCTCAAAGATTCACTAAAACTATTAAAGCTCTAATCAACCTTCCAGAGGAAGAAGATAGAAACTTCGCTTTAAGTTTACACGGTTATCTAACCGAAGATAAGGAGAACACAAAAATGGCAACTCAAGATATTGGTGATACCATTAATGTAGAAACACAAACCCCTGCGGCTCCTGCTGTTGAAGAAAAAGCAGTCGCTCAGGTTTCAGAGCCAAGAGTAGCTGAACTAGTTAAAGAAGCTGGCACAGTTATTGAAAAGCAATCTGAAGAAAAGATTAAGGCTAATGACGAAGATCATGAAAATTCTCGTCTTGCTGAAGAACTTGCTGAACTTAGAGGTCAGATGAAAGCTTATAAAGAGCAGATTCATTCCTTTACCGAAAGCAAAATGATCTATCAGGAGAACACTCGTAGAAATACTCAGTTCTCACAGAAAGATCTATCAAATGCATATTTCCTAGCTAAAGCTCTACGTAAGAGCCCAATGGATACAAAAATGGGTATGCGTATGAAAGACGTTGTTGCTGGTAACTCAGTTGATGCTTTCGAAAACGCCTTCTCAACAAACGTATACGAAGAAATGAGACAGCAGCTTGTTGTAGCTCCTCTTTTCAATCGTATTGAAGTAAATGCACGTCAATTCTCAGTTCCAGTAGCTGATGAAGATACAGATGATGCAATTGCACAATTCGAGTCAGGTACATATACAACTGATACAAATAGCTCTGTACCAACAACTAACCAGCATCAGATTAAATCTGTTGAACTTACACCACATAAGTTCATGGTTAAGACTCACATTGCTAAAGACGAAGAAGAAGATACAATTCTTCCGCTAGTTGACTTCTTACGTTCAGCTGCTACTCGTCGTCTAGCTCGCTTTACCGATAAGGTTCTACTTCGCGGTACAGGTGCTCTTACTGGGTTTGATGCTACTGAGTCACTCTCAGCTGGTTCAACTACAGGTGTCGGCGGTGTTGCTTCACCAATTAAAGGTGTTGTCAACCACGCTGGTGCAGTTAGTGCCCTTAACCTCTATCGTGGTGTTGGCCTAACAGGTGCCTCCGCTAATACTGCTAAAGCTAATGCAGCTACT